TAGTGCTGGTATGAACACTTCTACTACTATTTTCATTGATACAGGATCATTTAACGCTCAAGCTGTTGCTGACTACGCTGCTACAGGATCTGCTATTTTTAACGTTAGTAAATCAATTTCTCCTTATTCAACTTTATTAACTAACATTACTTCTACTGCTGTTACAACAGCAATAAGCTTTTCAGCTGGTACCGTAGATGGAGATTTTGATGCTAGAACATTAAACGCCTATACTTACGCTGTAACCGGTTCTACTACTGGTACATTTAGTGGAGCTACAAATGATTCAGCATTAACCATTAAAACACTTTCTGAAGGTATTATCATGAACAACGATGGTACAGCCCCAGACAGTGCTGGTGCTTTAGTTTCAGGTTCATCAGATAACATCAGATGGCAAATCGCAAACCGTGATACAGCTTCTGGTACCTTTAGCTTATTGGTAAGACAAGGTAATGATACTACAACTAACCAAACAGTATTAGAAACATGGACTGGTTTATCAATGGATCCAACAGCTCCAAACTATGTAGCTAGAGTAATTGGTAACCAAAACAAATATTATGATTCAACAGATAACCAAATTGTAGTTGATGGTGATTATCCAAATGCTTCAAGATACATTTACGTAAGTAACGTATCTAGCCCAACAGCTCTTTATTTTGATAATGCTGGTACTGCTAAATCTGCTTTCACCGCTTCTATCCCTGTAAATTCAAGTGGAGCTTTTGGTGGAGGTACTGGTGATTTGTTCTACGGAGCTGGTGCTAATTATTATAACACTATTACTTCTGGTGACGCAAATATTCAAGGTATAAGCGCTAGTGATTATTCAAATATGATCGCTTTATTAGCTAACCAAGATGATTACAGATTTAACGTATTGTTAACTCCTGGATTGTTTGCTAGCGAAGCTAATTTAGGTTCTTCTCAAGTAACTTCAATTATTAACAACACTCAAAACAGAGGTGATAATATTTACGTAGTTGATTTAGTACCTTACGGTTCAAGCATTACAACTACAACTACTCAAGCAAATAACAAAAACACTTCATACGCTGCTTCTTACTGGCCTTGGGTTCAAACAATCGATCCAGATTCAGCCCAATTAGTATGGGTACCAGCTTCAACTATGATTGGTGGTGTTTATGCTTATAACGATTCTGTAAGTGAGCCTTGGTTCGCACCTGCTGGTATTAATAGAGGTGGATTAAGTTCAGTAGTAAGAGCTGAAAAGAAATTATCTCAAGCTAATCGCGATACTTTATATTCAAATAAAGTTAACCCAATCGCTACATTCCCTGGAACTGGAACAGTAGTATACGGACAGAAAACATTACAAACTAAAGCTTCTGCTTTGGATAGAGTAAATGTTCGTAGATTGTTGATTGCTTTGAAATCATATATTTCTCAAGTAGCTAATAACTTGGTATTTGAACAAAACACAATCGCAACTCGTACTAACTTCTTAAACCAAGTTAACCCATACTTAGAATCAGTACAACAACGTCAAGGTTTGTATGCTTTCAGAGTAATCATGGATGATAGTAACAACACTCCAGATGTAATCGACAGAAACCAGTTGGTAGGTCAGATCTACTTACAACCAACTAAGACTGCTGAATTCATCTATTTGGACTTCAACATCTTACCAACAGGAGCTACTTTCCCAGCATAATTTTTTAAAGACAGAATATTTATAACAAAATAATAAAATGGCAGTATTAAATCCAAACGAAATATTTTTCACAGCCTTTGAACCAAAACAGGCTAACCGATTCATCATGTATATTGATGGTATCCCAGCATACGAAATCAAAGGTGTAGGTGCTGTAACATTAACTCAAGGTACTGTTCCCTTAAACTATATTAACGTACAACGTTTTGTTAAAGGTAAAACCACCTGGGGACCAATTCAGTTTACGTTATTTGATCCTATTACTCCTTCAGGCGCACAAGCCGTAATGGAATGGGTACGTTTACACCACGAATCAGTAACTGGTCGCGACGGTTATAGTGATTTCTATAAGAAAGACTTAACTTTTGACGTATTAGGACCTGTAGGTGATATCGTTTCTGAATGGATTATCAAAGGAGCTCTTATTACTGAAGCTAACTTTGGTGAATATAACTGGGATACAGTTGATACAGCAGTTAATATTACAATGACAGTTCAACCAGATTACTGTGTATTGAACTTCTAATTTTTAAAAGAAACTATAGAAGAGCTCGCGAGAAATCGCGAGCTTTTTTCTTTTTTCAATATTTATAACAAAATAAGTTTATGAGCGAATTTAAGTTTCCTACAGAAGTTGTAGATTTACCTTCAAAGGGATTAGTTTATCCCGAAGGCCACCCATTAAGAAGCGGTACTGTCGAAATGAAGTACATGACTGCTAAAGAAGAAGACATTTTAACTAACCAAAATTACATTTCAAAAGGTATCGTTTTAGACAAATTGTTAGAAGCACTAACAATGGGTAAAATAGATATTAAAGATTTAATTACTGGTGATAAAAATGCTATTTTAGTAGCTTCCCGAGTATTAGGATATGGTAAAGATTATTCTTTTACATACAACGGTAAAGAACATACTGTAGATTTATCTACTATAGAAAATAAATCTTTTGATCCTTCATTAATTACCATTCATGGTACCTTTAAATACACCCTCCCTAAATCAGGAAATGAAGTTGAATTCAAACTACTATCAGCTAATGAAGAAACAAAGATTGAACAAGAAATTCAAGGATATAAAAAAATAAACAAAGATTCTTCTCCAGAAATAACTACCCGTTTAAAACACCAAATTGTTTCTGTTGAAGGAAATAAAGATAAAAATGCTATTAAAGATTTTGTAGATAATCATTTATTAGCGGTAGATTCTAGATCATTAAGACTTTATATTAAATCCGTTGCTCCCGACGTTGATTTAACTTATAAAGATGGTGAGGAGGTCATCGACATTCCTATTAGTCTTAACTTTTTTTGGCCTGACCTTTGATAATATATTATCTTTTAGATTAGGTATATTTAATCAAATCCACGAAATAGTATTTCATGGTCAGGGAGGTTATGATTATAATACTATATATAATATGCCTATTTGGTTAAGAAAATATACTTTTGATAAAATAAAAGATTGGTATAATCCAAAAAATAAAAATTCTAACGAAGATAGTTGGGTAGGAGGAGCTGCTAAAGAAGAAGCTTCTAAAAATAAACAAATTAAAGTACCTACATATATTACAAAGGCATCTAAAAAATGATGCCTTTTAATATTTATAATAAATGGCTGATGAATTTGAAAAAGAATTAAGTAGGTCCGAAAAACTATTAAAAGAAAGACTTACCAAAGCAGGAAAAATTGCTAAGGATATTTCTAATAAAGCTTTTAGGGAATTAATAGAATCTATAGAGGATTACTCTTCGGCGTTAGATGATGTTACAGATCAATTAACAGCACAATTACAAAATTATGATAGTATAAAGCGATCTGTTAAAGATTATGGAGATGCTTTAAAAAGTACTTTACCTTTTGTTAGAGAAAATAAAGATTTAGCTTCTAAACTTACTCAAGTATACATAAGTAACAACAAATTAGCAGATAAATTAGTTAATAATAATGAAGAATTAGTTACTGGTCAACTTAGATTAAAAGATGTAGCTAAAGATATAGCTAAATCCCGACAATCCCAACTTAATATTGAATTAGCTCAACGAGATATATCTCAAGAAATAGAGCAAATAAATAGAGAAATGGTAGGGTTGCAAGGTCAAGAGTTAGAGGATCTTGGATTTAAACTTGAAGCTTTACGTGAAATAAATGAACAATTAGAAGCTGAAAAACAAAATCAACAAGCCATATCTGATAATCTTCAAGAACAAGCCGAATCTGCTGCTAAAATAGACGCAAAAGTAGGTGTTGGAGGAAAACTACTATCAGGACTTAAAAAGATACCTATTTTAGGAGATGTTTTGGATCTCGATGGTGCTGATGAAGCTATGCGAGCTACAGCTGCTAGTGGTGGTGGATATTTTAAAACATTGGGTTCAGGAATAAAAGCATTAGGCCCGTCTTTAAAAGCAGCTTTAGGTCCTTTAGCCCTTATTCAAGTAGCCGCTGATGCTATAAAGTTTATTGTAGGTGCAATGTTTGATGCTAATAAACAATCTGTTGATTTAGCACGAAATATACAAGTAACTGCTGAAGGAGGAGCTAAATATCGTCAATATATAATTGATGGTAAAAATGCAACAGAAACTCAATATAAATTAACATCTGCTTTAGTTCAATCTGAAAGTGAATTAGCAACATTATCTGAAGCTTCTCTTGCCTTTTCTTTAGAACAATTAGATGTTCAAACTCAATTAACTAAAGAAGTAAAACTCCAATCCGGAGAAGCTGCTCAATTAAGTAAATTATTTTCTATAAATGGTGAAAGTAGTCGAGAACAATTAGATACTGTTTATGATTCTGTTGCTGAATTTGCTAATCAAAATAAAATATTATTTAATAGCAGTAAAGTTATGTCTGCTATGTCCAAAGTAAGTGGACAATTATTGATGTCTTTTAAAGGCAACACCAAAGAACTAGCCAATTCCGTCCAGCAAGCTATGAAATTAGGTATTAACTTGCAAACAGCTCAAGGGATATCTAGAAACATGCTAAATTTTGAAGAATCTATATCTGCAGAATTAGAAGCTGAATTAATTACTGGTAAAAATTTAAATCTTGATAGAGCTCGAGCTTTATCTTTACAAGGAAAGTATGCTGAAGCAGCTGAAGAAGCTTTAAATTCTGTTGGAAGTATAGAAGAATTTCAAGAAATGAATGTTCTTCAACAAGAGGCATTAGCTAAAGCTGCTGGCGTAACCGTTGACCAACTCTCAGATGCTTTAATACAGCAAAAATACCAAGGTACCCAAACAGGTAAACAAATCGAAAGATTTAAAGAAATGGGTATGGAAGCTGAAGCCGCTGCTTTAGCCGCCGGAAAATTAACAGGTGAACAATTACAACAAGCAACACAACAATTAAATGCTCAAGAAAAATTTAATATTGCCGTTGAAAGAGCTAAAGAAATATTTTCAGACTTAGTAGATGGAGGAGCAATTCAAACATTAGCAGATGCTATTCAAGGATTAGCAGATAGTGCTTTATTAAAAGGATATGCAGAAGAAGGAAAAGCTAAACGACTTACTAAAGATTTAGAAGAAGATAAAAAAGGCACAGAAGAAGAAAAAGCTATAGTTAAATTAGCTGAAAATCAAGTAAGTTTAGTTGATCAATTAAAAGGTATAGCTAAAGGAGCAATTATAGGAGCGGGTGCAGGTGCAGCCATTGGAGGTGTTGGAGCTATTCCTGGTGCTTTAGTAGGAGCTGCTGTATATGGTTTTAAAGGTTCAAGAGAAAAAAGAATTGGACAAGAGGCAGCAGTTGAATCAGAAAAAATTAGAGAAAAATATTATCCAAATGAGGATAAAGAAATAAAAGCAAACGATTTTACCATTAGAACTAACCCCGAAGATACTTTAGTAATGGCTGGAGGAACAAAATTTGGAGATGAAACTAATGCTTTATTAAAAGAATTAATATCATCTATGAAATCAGGAGGCAACATTTACATAGACTCTACCAAAGTAGGTACTGCTTTAGGTTTAGCTACTTATAATTCAAACGTAAACTTTAACTCTTAAATATTTATAATAAAATACAATTATGGGATTATTAGATAAATTACAAACCGCAGGATCTAACTTAACAGCTTTTAATGGAGCTACTCCTGCAACAAACCCAGGAGCTACTAAATCATCAAAATTACATGCATATGATACTACACCAGGATACTCAGTAAATGGAGCTTATTCTTCTGAAGTTGTAGCTGCTTACAATGCTTATTTAGATGGTGTTCCAAATCCATTACCGCAACCATCAACCTTAGATTTAAACGGAAGAACTCCTGAAAAATATTTAGACACTTTACCTGAATAATGGGTTTAATTAACCTAAAAACTGACCTCAAGTCCCTACGATATGGGAAAGACAGGATTGGTGGTGGAGATAGTGGACAGCCCTATATCCAAACCAACATACCTGATGACCTTTCTCCGTATATAGGCACTCAAGATTATATTAATCGTGGGGGTATTAAAGTTGTAAGAGATAGTGTTGAAGACGTTAAACGTTTAGGTAAAATGTTTATAGATACCAAATCACCAAATGGTATCTTTTTTACTACAAAACAAGAATTACTTTCTAGAACAGCAGTCAAAACACAAACTAGTGGTAGATTGCTAAATGAAGGAATATATTCTCCATTGTCGACTTTAGCTCAAGCCGGAGTCGTTGCTTTTGGAGGACATTTAAATAAACAAGGTGTAAATCCTTTTGAAGGAACAGGAGCATATTCTAATAACGATAGGCTTTATTATAATCAAATACAGAGACTTAATAACACTCCATCTACAGAAACTACTCTATCTGTAGAAAATCAACAACTCTTTACACCAGACGATCCAGAGTTATTTAATGTTCCTACTATTTCTGTTGTTAATAGAAACACAGTAACTAAATTTTCCTTTACTAACAGATTAGTAAATTTTTATGATAACCAAATTATCACAAAAACAGATGGAAATCCTAACCTTTATTCATATGGAGGAGGTCCTGGTTCAACACTAGGAGTAGGTAAAACCAACATT